GTATTTGATAGTTCTTTTAATGCAGTAGACGTTAGTAACGCTGCAGTTGCAGGCTCTAAGTTTATAGCATCTTTTAAAGACCATATGTTTTATGCAGGTAAAAGTACTACACCAGAAGAAGTTATATTTAGTGTACCTTTTGACGAAGATAATTTTGGTAGTGGTGGAGGTAGTATAAGAGTAGACGATACTATTACAGGACTTAAAGTGTTTCGTGATGCATTGTTTATATTTTGTGAGAATAGAATATTTAAACTTACAGGTGTTAGTGAATCTACATTTGTAATGACGCCCGTTACTAGAAGTATTGGTTGTCTTAACGGAGATACCATACAGGAATTTGCAGGTGACTTAGTGTTCCTTGGCCCTGACGGTTTAAGAACGGTAGCTGCTACTGCAAAGATTGGTGATACAGAACTTGGTACAATTAGTAAGAACGTACAGTCTATTTTTGATGCTAACATTCGAGACTCTGCAAGATTTGAAAGCGTAGTTATAGCTGACAAAACACAGTACAGAATATTCTTTACTAAAGATGGTCAGGCAGAAGGTATTACAAGAGGTGTTACTTGTGTTAAGAAAGCAGAGGGATATGAGTTTTCTGAAATACGTGGAATAAAACCTACTGCTACAGATACTCTTGTAATTGCAGGAGATGTACTTGTATTACATGGAGATAACAACGGGTTTATACAAAGACAAGAAAAGGGTAACACCTTTGATGGTACTGCAGTACTAGGAAAGTACAGAAGCTCCGACTTGTCTTTTGGTGATACTGGTATTCGTAAACACATGCAAAGGGTTATTGTTAACTACAAGCCTGAGTCAGCTATTGCCGCTGAGTTGCTAGTAAGATACGACAATGAAAACTCTGACTCTACTAGGCCAAACCCCTATACGTTAGATTCATCTGAAGTAGCTGCACAGTTTGGTAGTGCCTTGTTTAGTACTGCAGGTGGTGCAGTTAGGTTTGTTTTTGGTGGGCCTTCACAGCCTCTTATAAGACAGCCAGTAGAAGGTTCAGGTTTTTCTGTTGTACTAAGAATAAACGATAGTGGGGAATCTGCCCCGTATTCACTTAAAGGTTTTCAGTTAGAATATCAATTAGGAGCAAGACGTTAAATGGGTGCTACATACACAAGACAATCAAACTTTACTGATGGCGATGTCATTACAGCAGACTTGTTTAACAATGAGTTTGACCAACTTCTAGCTGCCTTTGCTTCTAGTACTGGACACACACACGATGGTACTGCTGGTGAAGGTGGTCCTATTTCTAAGATTGCAACAAATGTTCTTACTATTGGTACAAATCAAGGTGACTCATCTATTGTATTTGACGGTGACAGTAACGATGGTTCCCTACATTGGAGGGAAGATGAAGATTACTTTGAGTTTTCTGATGACATACTTATGGCTACTACTGAGAAGATACAGTTTACTAATACTTCTAACTACATTCATTCTGCTAGTGCTGGAAATATTGATCTTGTAGCAGCTACCGAAATACACCTTGTATCTACTACTATTAATATGGACGGTGCTGCAGACATCTCAGGTAACTTAGCTGTAGGTGGTAATCTTACAGTAACAGGCGATGCTACAGTAACTGGTACTACAACGTTTAATGGTGGTACACTTACTCTTGGTGATGCGGTTACAGATAACGTTGTCTTTGGTGCAGATGTAAACTCTAGCATTATTCCTAATGGTGTTAATGGTTCGTTTGACTTAGGTTCATCAAGTCAAGAGTGGCGTGACTTATTTATAAATGGTACAGCACACATTGATACTCTTGATGTAGATGAGAATGCTACAGTAACAGGTACACTAGGTGTTACAGGAGTACTGACAGGTACATCTTTAGATATATCAGGTAACGTAGACATTGATGGTGTAACGAACTTAGATGTTGTAGACATTGATGGTGCAGTAAATATAGCTGCTGCTACTACAATTGATGCTGCAAATAAAATACAGTTCCGTGACACAGGGCTATTCATTAACTCTTCTGCAGATGGACAACTGGACATTGTAGCAGACACTGAAATACAAATTGCTGCGACTACTGTAGACATTAACGGCGCAGTAGATGTGTCAGGTAACTTAGTAGTTGGTGGTGACCTAACTATAACTGGTGATGACCTAGTTATGGGAACTAACACTGCAGGTATGCTTCTCATTGCTGACGGTACAAACTTTAATCCTACTGCTGTTGGTGATCTATCAGAGATAGCTACTGTTGCAAGTGATGACGTATTCTTAGCCATTGATACATCTGGTGGTGGCTTAAAGAGAATAACAAGAAGTGCTGTTGTATCAGGCTTGGCTACTTCTAGTGCTATCTCTAATGTTGTTGAAGACACTACACCACAGCTAGGTGGTAACTTAGATGTTTTAGCTCGTACTATTACAACGTCTACATCTAATGGTAATATTGCTATAACACCTAATGGTTCTGGTGTTGTTCTGATTGATGGCTTTGTAGGTATTGAAGCAGGTCTTATTGATCTTAAAAATAGTGGCTCTGCTGTTTCTCAAATAAAGTTTTATTGTGAAAGCTCCAACGCCCACGCACAAACACTTATAGGTGCGCCCCACGCTGAAAGTGGTTCAAACACTCTTACGTTACCAAGTAGTGGTGGTAACTCTCGTCTGTTATCAGCAGCTTCAACTGCAACACTAACAAACAAAACTCTTACTGCACCAAAAATAGTTGATGCTGGTTTTATTGCAGATGCTAATGGTAATGAGCAACTTATATTTCAAACTACAGGCAGTGCAGTAAATCAATTTGAGATGACTAACTCCGCAAGTTCAACAGCTTTCTTGCAAGGCCCAATATTAGAGGCAACTGGCGGGGATTCTAATATTGACTTAAACTTACTAGCAAAAGGTACAGGAGTAGTAGCTGTTAGAGGCAACACTAACTCAGGTGCTATACAGTTTAACTGTGAAAGTAATAGTCATGGTCAAATACTTATTGGACAGCCACACAGTGCAAGTGTTACAAACACTATGCTGCTTCCTGCAGGTGCTAACTCAACTCTAGTATCACTTGTATCAACTGACACACTTACAAACAAGACACTTACATCACCTAAAATTAATGAGGATGTAGCAGTAACATCAACAGCTACGGAGATAAACCTACTTGATGGTGTTACAAGCACGACAGCCGAACTTAATATACTTGACGGTGTTACTTCAGATGCTGGAGAACTAAACACATTAGATGGTATTACTGCAGTCGTAGGTGAGTTAAATGCACTAGACTTAGGTAGTACTGCAGTGGGTACAGCTATTGCATCTAAGGCTGTCATACTAGACTCTAACAAAGACTACACAGGTATTCGTAACCTTACCATAACTGGTGAGTTAGATGCAGCCACCTTAGATATTAGTGGTGCTATTGACGTTGCGGGTACTTCTAACTTAGATGTGGTAGATATAGATGGCGCTGTAGATATGGCGTCCACATTGCAAGTAGATGGCATAGCTACCTTTACAGCTATTCCAGTAGCTAGTGCAGGTTTGTCTGTAAAGAACGGAAGTACTACTGCTGGATTTGTATCATTCTTTGAAGACTCAGACAATGGAAATAACTCAGTAAAACTAATAGGTCCAGCATCTACGGCGGATGTAACATTGACATTACCTGCCGTTACTGGTACTGTTGCAACAACAGGTGACATTACGGCTTTGGCGATTGCCTTAGGTTGATATAGGAGAAAACAATGGCTAATACATTTAAACTAGTAACTAAAGCAGGTGTAACATCGTCTGATGTAATTTACACAGTAGCGAGTTCAACAACTGCAGTTATACTGGGGCTGACACTTGGTAACACAACAACCTCGCAGACAACAGCTACAGTAACAATAAATACAGATACAGCAAATATGTCTGGTGCAAACAACGAAGCTAACCAAGCGGTTGAGATTATTACTAATGCTCCTATACCTGCAGGTTCATCTCTCTCGGTGCTTGACGGTAAGATAGTATTAGCTACTACTGATGAAATTATAGTTATAGGTAGTGGAGCTACGGACGTAATACTTTCGGTAATGGAGATAACCTAATGAGTAGACAAAGTGATCTAGCAGAACTGGCTGGTAATAACTTTAATGGTGATGCTATTTTAGTTGATGCTGCAGGTCGCGTTACTAAGCCATTACAGCCATCGTTTTCTTGTATCCCTGCATCTACTCAAAGCAATATTTCTCTAAATGCAGACGTTACTATTGTTTGGGGTACAGAAATTACAGATATTGGTGGAAACTTTGCCTCAAATGTTTTCACGGCTCCTGTTACTGGCAAGTATCAATTTTCTTTTTGTGTTAG